CCTCGGCGCAGTTGTCGTTGGCCACATCCCGCGCGATCTTGACCAGCAGGAACTCCCCCGCCGCCCAGCCGGTGATCGTCAGGGCCTTGGTGATGAGCTGCGTGTGCCCCGCGGTCCCCGGCACGGCCGCCGCGGTCGCGGTATCGGTGACGCCCGCGGTGTCCCATGCCTCATTGGCCGCCCGGCTCAACGTCGTGATGAGCCAGCCGACGGTGCCGGCGGTGGCGGCGGGCTGGCGCGACCAGATGCGGATGCTCGCGGCGGTGAACACGGCGGTGGACGGGAGCGCGAACATCCAGGACGCTGATTCCGAGGTCGTGGGGTCGAAATCGAGCGTGTAATCAATCTGATGCGTGCCGACGTTCTTGACGAGTTGCGCGAAATTCGCGGTCGGGAACGTGGCCCCGGTCGGCAGGCACTCGAAGATCGGCTGCGTGCCGCTGCCCCCGCCCGCGGAGCCGGGGGAGGACGGGAACTTGAGGAGCGTCGCCATCCCGGCCGTGTCATCTGTGAGCGCGACGCCCACCGTCCCGGCCGGCGGCGGCGTCCCGATCGCCACGCCGCTATCTTCGAGCGCCAGCGTGGTGGCCGACTTGCGGAGGAAATTGCCGCGCACCACCGCGCCGGTCACCTTCACGGGCATCACGCCGCTCGAATAGAAGACCCCGGCGGCGGCGCTGCCGATCGTGGCCGCCGCGATGAGCACCGGCTGCGTGGTCGAGACGGCATCCGCCAGCGTGACGCTGCTGTCGTTGGCCGGATCCAGGCCGACCACATCGCCGGCCGCCAGCCCCCCGCCGGTGCGGTTGGTCAGGCTGTGCTGCAGTTGGGTGCGGTCGGTGAGCGCGATGGCGACGTTGTGGAGCGCCGCGCGAATCGTCGTCAGGTTGTCGTCGATCTTCGAGAGCGAGTGCTGCCCGCTGAGTCCGGCGAGGGTATGCGGGAGCGCGGCGATGGCGATGGGCATCAGTTATTCCACGGGCCGTGGGCGCGCACTTCCATCGCCAGGCCGGAGAGGGTCCACGCGGGCTCCGACCCACTAATCGTGAGCCCGAGATAGCGGCCCCGGATCGTGGATCCGCTCTTCCCCTCGCGGATGAGCTGGAGCCCGGGGTTGGCCCAGGTCACCGCCGCGCCCGCCAAGCCGGTCCAGTTCACCGTCCCGGCCCCGAACCAGGACACCGCATTGCCGCCCGAGCCGATGAGGGTCAGCGCCCGGCCGGTGGATTCGTTCTCGACGGTCACGGTCGGGCTGGCCACGTTCTCGGAGAACAATTCGAGCCCGAGGCGGTTCATGAGTTTCTGCTGGGTGGAATCGCCGAAGTCAAAGAGCTTCGTCTTGAGCACGTAGGCGACGGGCTCATCGGCATCGGCGAACAGGCGAAAGATTGTGGTCCCATCCGTACCCCAGATTTGCGGCTGGCCGTTGACCACCACGCTGGACACCCACGTGAGCCCAGTGGTCGAGGCGAAGAACCACTTGCCCTGGGCGAAGCAGAGCAGCAGTGACCGGGACGCGCCGACGCCAAACCCGGTATTGGGCACATAGGGCACCAGGACGGACCAGATGAAGACGTTGTGCACGGTGCCGAGGGCGTGCGGGCAATCCGCCGTCAGCGTCAGATCGGGGAACAGGCCGTCGAGCTTGTCGGAGAGCTTCTGCGGGGTCGCGCCGACAATGGCATAGACGCCGTACTGGGTCAGGAACACGATCGTGCGGAAAAAGGACGACACGCTTGACGGGAAGTTGCTCCCGACGGCGGAGACGATGTTCGTATTGTTGAAGGTCGTGGCCAGCGGCGTCCCGGTCGTCTGGACGTTGGAAATTGCGTTGACCGCGCCTTCGCCGACGATCCATAGCTGCTGGAGCGCGGCGATAAAGTTGGTGATGCTCCCGATGAACACCGGATCGGTCAGCACTTCACTCCCGGCGCCGTGGGTCAGGGTGAAGTCGGCAAAGGTGCCGGGCGCGCTGAACTCGATGGTGCGGCGGGCCGTCTTGATCCACACGCGGCCCTCGAACACCGCGATGACGCTGCCGGTCTTCGCCTGGCCGAACGTCAGCGTGACCCCGGTGGCGGTGGCCGTCGCGTTCGCGCTCAAGGTGATCTGGGTGGCCGAATTGACGCTCAGAATCAACGTTCCGGCCGGAATCCCGGTGCCCGCCACTGGCATATTCGCCACGAGGCCGGTCGTGGAGCCGATATTGTCGATGATGGTGTTGCTATGCGTGTCCCCGGTTTTGGTGGCCCCGGCGGTGACGAACGTGGTGCCGTCCCAGAAAAAATAGCCCGTGGAGTCGATGATGAGGATGTGGGTGTCTTCCCAGATCGTCATCCGCGCGTTCACGGTCACGGTAGCGGCCGGCGCCACCGCGGTGACGACGCCGGTTTCGACGTTGAGCTCCACGATCGAGCCATCGGCGCCGATCACCATCTGGACGCTATCGCCCGCGAGGACGAACCCGTACATCCGGGACACCGTGGCGGGCAGGGCAGCCCCCGAGGTGCCGAGCGCGTCGATGCCGGGCACGAGCTTGACGTTGCCGCCGCCGATCGGGATGGCGTTTTCCAGCCACGCCCATTCTTTGTCGGCGATGGCGGTGCGCACGGCGGTCATGTTCACGCCCTCAAACTCGCGCCAGCCGATCGTCTTGTTGGTGCTCTTCTGCAGTTCCTCTTGTTCGAGCGGCATGGCTAGGCGCGGCTCCGGGCGGCCGGATAGGGCGACCGCACGAAGGTCGGCTGGGTGCCGCCCACGATGTCACTCAGGCTGGCCAGGTAGAGCTGCTTGTATTTTTCGGACTCCTCGTATTGCTGGGCCTCCAGACGGGCGAGGGAGGCGGCCAGGAACGGGACGGGATCCGTCCACGGGTAGGGCAGGGGGTCGGCGTCGGTCGGGTTCACGAGATCCGCCGACACCACCGCCGTGTCCCACTCGGCGTCATAGGCCTGATTCGGCTTCGGGGCCACGTAGACCTGGGTCGGGCTCATCCGGGCGAACACCACCGGCCACCCCGACGCCGTGGTGGTCGGCTGCCAGAGGGAGGAGGCCTCGCCATAGTCCCGCTCGCCGAGCCGCTTGCGCCCGAGCGCCATGATGACCACGACGCCGACGACGCCGACCGTGCGGCTATTGAACCCGCCCGTGTTGATTGTGTAGACGTTCTGTCCGATGACGAGCGGCACGGCCTGCACGAGCCGGTTCTGGCCCGAATCCACGTCGCGCTGCTTGATGGCGCGGTTGATCGACGCGGTCAGGTCCGCGTCCGACCAGTAGTTCGACGAGGCATCGCGCAGGTAGCGGCGCGTCTCGTTCAGGTACTCCGTCAGCGTGCTAATGGGGCCCTCCTAAAACACTTCGGGGGCTGGGCCGGTATCACCGAACCCTGCCCCCGAGGGAACTGCGCGCGTATACGGATTACAGGGTCAGATAGGTCAGCCCGGTGACACGGGTGAGCGCCTTGGGCTTGCTCGCCACGAGCTCGAGCAGCACCACGAGCACCATGATCGAGGCGAGCTGCATGTTGGGCAGCATCGACTCCGGGCCCGCCACCGCGAAGGCGGCATCCTGGTGCATCTTGAGCCCCATATAGTCGGTGTTCAGCAGCACGAGCGTGCCGTCGGGACAGTACGGGTCGGCGTAGATCGGCACGCCCGCCACGTTGAGCGCGGTGAAGGCGGCATTGGGCCCGTTGCGCACATCCCCGTAGCTGCCCTCGGGCGTGACCAGATACCGCTCCTGGCCCACGTAGTCCTGCGCGAGCATCGCCCAGGTGGCCAGCGAGGTGATGCCGAGCTTGGGCATCTCGCCCCCGCTGTTCTGCACCGCGGAGGCGATGTACTTGAGCACGTTGGCGCGGGTCGGCGTGACGGAGGACTCGATCACCTGCTTGCCCTGCCAGAAGGAGTACGTCACCCGGTTGATGCCGCCGTAGTTGCCACGGGCCGGGTTCGTGCTGTTGATGACGTCGGGGATCGACCAGAGGGCCAGGTCGCTGGAACTGGCGGTCCAGAGGTCGTTGGAGAGCGCCTCGGTGATGGAGTTGCCCGCGTCGTTCATACGGGCCTCGATCAGCGGGATGATCTGGGCGCCTTCCTGCCCGAGGCCTTCCATCGCGTAGAACGGCACCGGCGTGACATACGCCTTCAGATTGAACTCGGCGTTCTGGATGCCGGACTGGATCTGCGGCGCGTTGAACGAGCCGGAATAGTCCGTCTTCTGCGTGGTCACCATGCTCGCGCCCTGC